GTGTCGAGTTCACCGCCCACGGCCAGAATCAGCACCTGTTCCCCCACGGAAGGTGCCCACCATGTGCGTGAACGTCCGGCACGATGGGTCAGCCACTGAAGCCAGTCGGTGCACATGCCGCCGGTCTGCACACGGCAGCGACCGGCGTTAAGGTCGGTTTCGACGACAAGGCCGGTGCGAATCATGTTGCGCAGTGCGCGCGCGAGTTCCTGAATATTTGCGAGAGTGTTCATAACGGGAAGGATGCCGCCGGGTCATACCGGCGGCAATGTGACGATGAGGTGTCAGGAATGGCACAACTAACGGTCGAGGTGAGCCAGAATAATCTCTTCAATCATCTGCACATCCTCACCGGTAAAGCCGAGCAGAGGACGCGCCGGATAATCAATTTTCTTACCGTCTTTCCGGGTTTCTTCCGACAGACCGAACTGATGCACGCTGGCGATTTTCGGTGACTTCCCGCCGTAAAACTCCATTGATGCCTGTTCCGGGCTGGCGCGGATATGCAAAAAACGACTGGTGATAAGTTTCGCAAACATTTTTCGCTTAACACGACCAGTCTTTTTTCTGGCGCTCTGCTGCTGGCGTGGCGCGTAGGGTGTGCCGTCCGGGGCTTTCTGAGCCATCACCCGACGCTGCTGACTCTGCCGCAGACGTTTCGCCAGTTCGGCACTCAGTCGCCGACGCCCTGACGGTGACAGCGACTCAATCAGTCCGGTCAGCCGGTCTTCAAAACGCTTAAACTCATTCATCCCACTTGCTCACCAGTTCGCCATTGATATAAAGCTCCATCGGGCGGGTGACCGGCTCCGGCGGCGTGGGTTCCGGGATATTCTTCACATGCAGCGCGCCGTCCACCTCCCTGACCAGCGTGCGCTCGGTCAGCATCAGGCTGATGCTGATATCAAAGCTGCTGTCATTGTTGATGTCTGCATAAAACGTGAAGCCCTTTTTCTGGCCTTCGTCGGTGGTCATGATGTCGGGCTGATTTTCCCGCAGCCACGCCAGCACCGGCACGATGAGCAGGTCAAAATCACCGGTAAAGTCGGTCACAATGACATTGAGCGTGTAACGCTTTTCGAATGACAGCGACGTCGCCAGTGTGGAGGCAATACTCCCGTTATCCACGAATATCCGAAGCATCTCTGGACTGGTTTTCAGCACCGTGACGGCATCAGTCAGCGCCCTGCGCAGGCTGTCGGGTTTGAGCATCGTTTTCATCCTGACAGTGTTTAATCATTTTTACCTGGCTGGCACAGCGTGCCAGCGCGTTCTCAAGCTGCCGGATATCGGCACTTAAATCGCCGTTCGTCTCCGGGTCACTGCCCGGCATCGGGCAAAGGCTCACTTTCGGGCAGGCGTTGGCGACAATCACTGGCGTCAGTGCAGGCCGGACGCTGGTGCAACCGGCGCACAGCATCAGGCAGCTCAGCGCCGTACCAGCGGCGAAAATCCTCGTTTTCATTAAGTAACCTCGTGATGGTTTTCTCGCGCTGTGCTTCACGTTTCGCGGCGTTCTCCAGTTCCTGACGCAGTGCCACCTGCGCCAGCTCGTTTTTGTCTGCCCTGGTAAGGGCAACATGAAGCTGGTTTTTCAGCATGGTGATGGTCGTCTGCTGTTCACTGGCGACGTTGTTCGCCCTGTCCAGCGAGGCGCGCAGGCTGGCATTTTTATGTTTCACCAGAAACAGACCGGCCACCGCCAGCGATAACAACACGACCAGCACAGTCATCAGCTTTGACATGGTTCCCGCCCCTCAAAACGCTGACGGCAGGCCGTACGTATCAGCCGGAAGAACAGCGACGCCACGAGATAAATCAGCGCGGTAAAAATCCACCCGGCAGCGACCAGCGAGATAAACGTCGTCACCATCACCACCAGAGCCGCCGCCCGCCTGCGCCACGGCACCGGCTGCAAAAACAGCGACGTGACAATCTTCACGGCCAGCGATTCCGGCGGCAGCTCCCGCCCGTAGCGTTCCAGTACATACTCTGTGGCATACACGCCGACACCGCCGGCAACCACACAGATAACCGTCGCCAGAATCGCCCAAGCGGCGACAAAATTGACGGCCACGCTCTGCGGGTAAATCAGGGACAGTGCCAGCATCAGCGCCAGCGACACGTTCAGCATCAGTGAAAGGGATAATTTCTTCATGGTGTTTACTCCGTTTAAGCCGGTACGCCGCCAGCGGTACGCCAGACGGTGACCAGTTTTTCCAGTGAATGCTCACGCTGACCGTAACCGGCACCCGGCAGGGACGCCCAGATATTGCGACAGCGTGAAATGGCGCGCTCAATGCGTCCCGCCCGGATGTCATCCAGTGCACCGCGTTCGCGGATCAACTGAATGGCGAGTCTGTCCTGTGACAACGGACTGAAATCCGGCAGGGCAAGCTGTTTGCGGTAATGCGGCCAGAACAGGTAAAGCTGCTGATAGCGACCGGAGGCCGTGGATTTTTCACCGCGACGGTTAAACACCTTCGCCGGTCGGCCATGCGCGAACGGGTGGTCACTGTAGTCGGTGAAAATTTCCGGCTTCCCGTCCAGTCCGGTGACTATCACGTCATAGCCCCGGTTTTTCGTCAGCGGATGGTTCGCCGTCCCTTCGGACACGGCCAGCATGTCGAGAAAGGCGGCGATATTCTGATGCGTGTTAATTACCGGCATTACGGTTTCCCCCTGCCCTTAAAGCGGCGCTGAATGGCAATCTCAATCACCTGATAACCGGCGATACCCAGCATGGAGCCGATACCGCACACCGCAGGCAGTGACAGGTCAGGAAACTGCACCAGAACAACACCGGCAACCATCGAGACAAAACCACCGAGCAACATGCGCCCGATAAACAGACGCGGGGTGATGGGTTCACCACCGGCAAGCACTTTGCCGACAACAATCAGCACCCCAATCATGAAAAGCGACAGGACGCTTTTTTCTTCTGCTGTCATGCGTTACTCCCACAGATTGACAGTTTCAGCCACGGGCGCGGTCTGAACGTCGGGCAGTTCGACGGCGGTGCCGTGTGGCAGCACCGCCCCCAGTTCAGCCAGTCCCGGATTTGCGGCGAGCACGGCCCCGACCACGCCCTCAGTGCGCCCGTAATACCGGACACAAATGGCGTCGAGCGTGTCGCCCTGTAGCGCAAAGGTCTTCATCAGATTTGACTCACGATGCAGCGCGGCTTGTCCTGGATACGCGCCACCGCCCAGCGCATATCCCGCCACAGCTCATCAATGGTGCTGTCAATGCTGTCGGCCTTCTTGTCGCCTTTCGCACTGGCATCCACGCCGCGGTAACGCTCATAAAGCGACGCGGTCGCCATCGCACACACGGCGCGCTCGTAGTAAAAAACCTTGATGCTTTCACCGTCGATGTCGTCCGCCGGAACGTCCGCCAGACGCGTAAAACCGGCGGCAATTTTCTGTTCGCGGTACTCGTACAGCTCCGCATTCGTCTCCGCCATGCCTGACTTGATGGCCTCACGCAGACGGGCGGGGGCGACGGTCTGCTCAAGGCGCATACGTTCCCGGACGCGCTTCGGGTCGATATCGGGAAAAAAGAACGTGTTTTTAATCACCGGCTCGTCGCCTGCCGGTTGCGGGATGACCACCGTACCCTCACCGGACACGGGAGCCTCCTTTCGCGGAATAATCAGCGTCATCATGACTACCTCTGAAAAGTCGGGCGGTGGACGCCGGTGCAGTGTCAGGTGATTCACCCTCACTGACCGGCGTGCCGCCCTGGCGCGGGGCGCATTCGGTTGTTAACTGGCTTTCTTTTTCGGGCGTCCACGTTTTGCCGGTGTCACGCTCCGGGTCTTACGCGTGGCACGGGTGGCCGCTTTGGGTTGCGGCTCCGGCTTCGGTTTCAGCTCCCGCTCCAGTCGTTCAATCTCTTTTTTGACGCCTGCCTGACAGTCGAGCTGTGTCGCACGTTGCAGGTGAGCCAGCGCACCGGCGGCATCACCAGCGTCACGCAGAAACAGACCGGTGATTTTGTGCAGCTTTGCGCGCACTTCATCAGGCATGTCAGCCGTGGCGGTCAGTTCGAGGGTCTCCGTCAGCAGGCGGGGATCCACAGACTCACCGGCAGCGTGGGCACGCATGGCCGCGAGTGCCACCTCCTCGGTGAACATGTACGGCGGGGTGCGGCGGTGTTTACCCGGCATGGTCAGACCGTACTTCAGGGCATAACGGGCAATCTCCAGCGCACCGGCAATATCGCCGGTATCCAGACGCCACAGCATGACCGCCATCAGAATGTCATCCTGTGCACCTTTGCCCTGCTCCAGCACGCCGTTCACCCACGGCAACCAGAACGGCAGCAGTTCGCGCTTTTTCGCGGCCTTAAGCTCTTTTGAATAAATCGCTTTCAGTGTGCGCTGGTCTGCGGCGAGCTTAACCAGCATCTGCTCATAGACAGTTGCATGTCGCAGCGGGGCGGCTTCCCGCTGCGCGGTCATCGCTGCCGAGACCCGCATCATATGGCGCTGTGCGGGACTCGTCATCGGTTACGCTCCCGGCTCTGCGGTCGCCTTAGCCGGTGTGGAGAAGTCACCGACCCTGATTTTTTCCACCAGACAACCGGCGGCGTAGTCTTCCACCACGTAATCAATGTTCATTGACTCGTAGTTCTCCACGCGGTCGAGTTTCGGGTTTTCCTCAATCACGCGGCGATGGCTGTCATCCATGTAGTAGATGGACAGGTTTTCCAGCTTCGTGATGAGCATTGCATCCGCCGGGAAGTACGGGACGCGTACCGCCGGCAGGTTACCGATGCGTTTCTGGCTGATGATGACGTCAGCGGCCAGCATTTCGCTGTTGTCCTGCTCCTTGTTGACGATGGGGAAATATTTGTCCGCCAGTAGCTGACGCCCCACAATCACCACAAGGTCAGGGTCTTCCTGATACCACGGTTCAATCAGGTTGTTGGTCGCATCCATCACCAGTGCATCAAGGCTGGCATAATCACCGCCCTTACCCACGCGGATAACCTCAGAGGTGGTGCGGCCTTCCTCGTCAGTGACCTTGCTCATCACGCGCGCCGGGGCTTCATTGCGGTATTTCTGCAGCCAGCCGACCGCCACATCCTGCAACATCGGATTGCTGTTGCGGTCAGAGGTTTCGGCACGCTTCACGCCGTTAAAACCGGCCATGATGAAATCAAGGGACTGGCGTTTGATAATGGCGTTACGGATACGGAGCTGGAAATCCTGATAACGCGCCCACAGGTCAAGCGTTTTGTAGCGGATATAAAAATCGAAGTTAATCTGGTCGCATTCGTACTTGTTTGACGCCAGCTTCGAGAAGTCCTTCGGCTGACGCTCGGTGCCACCGGCGGTGTCGGTGGTGCTGGCGATGGAGCCGGTGACACCAATACCAATTTTTTCCCCTTTCATTTCGCTGACCGGCACAATGTTGATGCGGGTCAGAAAGTCAGAGGACTCCTGCATGGTGTTCATCAGGGTCTGGGTGACCGACGGTTCAACGGTGAATTTTTTCGACACATCACCGGCGTCGATGCCGTTCAGTTCGGCAACACGGGACAGGTAGGCATTAAATTTAAAGCGGGTTTCCTGGCGCATAGTTTTTCCTGAAATTAAGGGTTAATCGTGAAGGTTTTCCCGGACTGACTGACGCCGGTCAGCAGTTCGTCATCAGGGCGTCACCGCCACCACCGGTGGCCTTGCTGCGGCGCTGCTGGGTCAGACTTTCGGTGTGGTCAAGACTGTTTTTCAGGCGGGTGAATGCCTGGCTGGTTTCATCCGCCCTGTCAGCTACATCCTGCTTAAGTGCGGAAAAGGCGGTTTCCATCTCTGCGAGGCGCTGCTCAGTGGCGCTCAGTTTTTCCTGCACATGTTCAGCAACAGCGGTCACCGCTTCATGCACATCATTCAGACGGGCGTCATCGCTGGCCTGTTTGCGGCCAAAAATGGATTTCACCTTTTCAGTCAGGGCGGTGAACACGGTTTCAGGCAGGTCTTCAAATTCCAGCTCAACAGGCGTTGCCACTGAAATCAGGTTTTCAGGGCTTAATTTGAAGCGGTTCAGGGGGTTGTGTTTTGCCGTGCGGCAGAATTCCAGGTATTCCGTGCCGAGGCTTGCCGGGTCATCGGTGACGGCCAGCCCCACCAGATAACATTTGCCGGTGTTGGCAAAGTTCGGCTGAATTTCCATTGAGGTGTAGACCTTCTGCGCGGCCTTGTTCATCGCGATAAGGTCATCGGTCGGGGTGATTTTCGCAAACAGCGCCCATTTGCCTTTCAGCGCCGAATCATCGTCAATCTTTTCGGCCTTCAGTTCGGCCACATCGCCATAACGCTTAAAAATACCGTCAGGCAGGATGCCGCGCAGATGTTCCAGGTTAATGCGGCAACCATAGACACGCGGGTCAAAGGTTTCGGCCATTTCCTGAATATCCTGCGCACTGATGACACGCCCGTCACAGGTGTCACCCTCAACGCCGATACGAAAGAATTTTGAGACTTTTTTTGCCATTGTCAGGAGTCCTGAATAGTGATTAGAGGAGTCACATGTCGGCATCAGTTTCCCGACGATGCGCATCCTCCGCCATCAGTCCCGGATGGCTTATCACTGACACAACAGCACCTTAGCGAATCGCGGGACGCGACTCAGTAGCCTTGCCGTGTATTCATCACGGCGAGGTATTCATGACCATCACCACAGACACCACTCTTTTACACGACCCGCGTCGTCAGGCGGCGCTGCTGTACTGGCAGGGGTTTTCCGTGCCGCAGATTGCCGCCATGTTGCAGATGAAACGCCCGACGGTGCAGAGCTGGAAACAGCGCGACGGCTGGGACAACGTTGCCCCCATCAGCCGTGTCGAAATGAGCCTGGAAGCGCGGCTGACCCAGCTCATCATCAAACCGCAGAAAACCGGCGGTGACTTCAAGGAAATTGACCTGCTGGGACGCCAGATTGAACGACTGGCACGGGTCAACCGCTACAGCCAGACCGGCAACGAGGCAGACCTTAATCCGAACGTCGCTAACCGCAACAAAGGCGGGCGGCGCAAACCGAAAAAGAATTTTTTCAGTGACGAGTCCATCGAAAAGCTGGAGCAGATTTTCTTTGAGCAGTCTTTCGAATATCAGTTGCACTGGTATCGCGCCGGGCTTGAGCACCGCATCCGCGATATCCTGAAATCCCGTCAGATTGGCGCGACGTTTTATTTTTCCCGTGAGGCGCTGCTGCGCGCCCTGAAAACCGGCCATAACCAGATTTTTCTGTCGGCCAGTAAAACGCAGGCGTATGTGTTCCGCGAATACATCATCGCCTTTGCCCGGCTGGTTGACGTTGACCTGACCGGTGACCCGATTGTCCTGGGCAATAACGGCGCAAAACTGATTTTTCTCGGCACCAACTCCAACACCGCGCAGAGCCATAACGGCGACCTGTACGTCGACGAGATTTTCTGGATCCCGAATTTTCAGGTACTGCGTAAGGTGGCATCAGGTATGGCCTCACAGAGTCACCTGCGCTCGACCTATTTCTCCACCCCGTCCACGCTGGCGCACGACGCCTACCCGTTCTGGTCGGGTGAACTGTTCAACCGGGGACGCGCCAGCGCCGCCGAACGCGTGGAAATCGACGTCAGTCATAACGCCCTTGCCGGTGGTCTTCTCTGTGCGGACGGCCAGTGGCGGCAGATTGTCACCATTGAGGACGCCCTGAAAGGCGGCTGCACATTGTTCGACATTGAGCAGCTCAAACGCGAAAACAGCGCCGACGATTTTAAAAACCTGTTCATGTGTGAATTTGTTGACGACAAGGCATCGGTGTTCCCGTTCGAGGAGCTGCAACGCTGCATGGTCGACACGCTGGAAGAATGGGAAGACTATGCGCCGTTTGCCGCGAATCCGTTCGGCTCCCGCCCGGTATGGATTGGTTACGACCCGTCACACCGTGGCGACAGTGCCGGATGCGTGGTGCTGGCACCGCCGGTGGTGGCCGGTGGCAAATTCAGAATACTTGAGCGTCACCAGTGGAAAGGCATGGACTTTGCCACTCAGGCTGAATCCATCCGCAAACTCACCGAAAAATACAACGTCGAATACATCGGTATTGATGCCACCGGCCTCGGTGTCGGCGTGTTCCAGCTCGTGCGCTCGTTCTATCCCGCCGCGCGCGATATCCGCTACACGCCGGAAATGAAAACCGCAATGGTGCTCAAGG